AAGATGGACTTGCGGATAATAACATTATTGTAGTAGAACTGGATAGTTCAGATAATGTTCAGCAAGAATTAACTGGCTTAATTGCGATGAATGTTGTAAATAAGTATCACAAGCCAGTTATGATTGGGCGTCGTAACAACAAAAATGAAATTCAAGGTAGTATTCGTAGCAGTGGAAACTTTGCTGGATTGCCCAGCTTTAAGAAATTCCTTGAAGATAGCGGTTTAGTTAATTATACGGCTGGTCATGATAATGCGGCTGGTTGGGGTCTTAATGGAGATAAATTAGATGCGTTAATCAAGTACGCGAATGAGAGACTTCATGCTGAAGACTTTGAGAATTGTTATATTGTTGATTATATTCTAGACGGTTCAGATTATAATGATGAATTGCTTGGCTCGATTAGCGCGCATCCAGAATACTTTGGGAATCATATTGATGAACCAAAAATTGTCATAAAAAATATTCCACTAATGAGTGTTAATGTGATGGGCGCTGATAAGAGCAGTATTAAGATTTCATATAATGGAATTGATTATGTGAAGTTCAAAGATACAGACTTTATACAGGAAGTAATGAGTAATAGAATGAAGAAACTTACTGTATATGGGCGCGCAAACCTTAATGAATGGATGGGTAAGAAGTCTGTACAAGTATTCATTGATGACTATGAATTAGTAGAGGACAATAGTAAATATGAATTTTAAATGCGTTTTTGGATATGAAGAAAAAGATAATTTTATCTGTTCATATGATAAACAACCATGTGAATGTTCTTTAGGCACCCCATGTAGGGTAGTTGAACATTTTAAAGAGGATTATATAGAACAATTAAATTGGGATTATATGTCCCATATGGATATTAGGGAGTAATAAAATGGCATTATCAAATTTTGAATGGATTATTGTGCATGATGATGGTTCTTCCGAAACTGTCATTGCTAATTGTATCGAGGAAGTATTAGATAAAGCAGATGTAGAAGCGCAACCTATTGCTATTATTAAGGGTAGCTTATCATGGTAACTTTTGACAAAAAATAAAATTTATGATATAATAGATATAGAAAAGGAAGTGAGTAATATGATTGGAATTTATATGTTTGAGAATATAAATAATCATAAAAAATATATAGGGCAAAGTGTTCATATTAATCATAGAAAATGGGAACACTATAATCGGCCTGGTTCTGGTTCATATATTGATAAATTATTATTTGATCATCCAGATGACTTCACCTTTTCTATTATTGAAGAATGTCCTGTAGATAAACTAGATGAACAAGAAATATATTGGATTGATTATTATGATAGTATTCAAAATGGATATAATATAATTCGTGGTGGTGATTGTTATCGTGGTGAACATAACATCCAAGCTAAATTAACAGAAAAAGAAGTTAAAGAAATTATTAATCTATTAGAAGAATGTAAATTAAATAATCAAGAAATTGCTGATAAATATAAAGTTTGTAGGAATACGATTGATTTAATTAACAGATGTAAAACTTGGTGTCATTTACATTCTTATGAAAAGAATATCCGTCAAGAATGTCTAAATAAAAAAGAATTTAAGCACTCTACTTTCGCGGGTGAAAGTAATGGTTGTGCTAAAATTACAGAACAAAAAGCATTAGAAATTATAGATTTATTAAAATATGATACTCGTTCATTGGCGAGATTATCACGAGAACTTGACATTAGTTTAAATATATTGTATGATATAAATAGATGTAAAACTTGGAAGCATCTACACAATTATAAAACAAATGTGCGAAATGAAGCACGAAAGGAGGTGGTGCCTGTATGAAGATGACTAAATATCCCGGAAGTCTTCATAATTAGGAACCATTCGCACTTTAGTAATCAGACTCTACGCGATTGTATCAATACAGTAGAAAGTCTAATGGATCTAGCAGTAGAACTTGGTCATGAATGTGTAGCACTTACAGACCACGAAACTATATCTGGTTATATTAAAGCAGAAAAATATTATAAGAAGATAAAAGAAAGAAAACCAGATTTTAAATTGATTCGCGGCAATGAGATTTATCTCACAAGAAATGGTTTGACCGCAAAGAATTATGATAAGACAAAAGATAGATACTTCCACTTTATTCTTTTAGCGAAAGATTTGGAAGGATATAAGCAGATTTGTCAGCTATCAACAAGAGCTTGGCAGCGTTCATATATGAGTCGGCGCCAGCGCAGACGTCCAACTTATTATCAGGATTTGAAAGATATTGTGAAACCGAATCAAGGACATTTGATTGCGTCAAGCGCATGTCTTGGATCACAGTTGGATAAGTTCTTATTAAGATATATGGACACCAATGATGAAGAATTTTATCAAACAGCAAAACGTTGGTGTGAATATATTGTAGATATATTTGGAGAAGGAAATTTCTATTTAGAGTTACAACCTTCCAATAACGCAGAACAGATATTTGTAAATAAGCATCTTATCAAGTTAGCAAAAGAATTGGGTTTAAAATATATCATTACAACAGATAGTCATTATGGACGTCCAGCAGATGCGAAAGTACACGAAGCATTTTTGAACGCGCAGGATGGCGATCGTGAAGTCAAGAGTTTCTACGCAACAACTTATATGATGAAAGATGAAGAAGTGCGTGGATTCTTAAAGTATATGAGTGATGAAGAGATTGAAGTGGCATACGCGGCAATCCGTGAAATTAAAGATAAGTGTGAAGATTTTAGTGTTTTGAAACCATTAAAGATTCCTAGTTTACCTTGGAGAACGTTTAATAAGAGAACTCAACAAGAATTATTTGACTATACTTTAAATATGCCAAACTTGGCACATTTTATCAATTCTCCACATTATGCAGATAATCAATTGGTGCTAGCATTAATTGATGGTATTCATAAACATGAAGATCTTCAGAATGAAGAAGCATTTAAAGCATTAGATGAATGTTTAGGAATGACGTGGGAATCTTCTCAAGTTAACAATGCACAATGGTCAGCATACTTCCTCAATCTTCAAAAGATTATTGATGAATGTTGGAATGCAGGAACATTGGTAATGCCAGCACGTGGTTCTGGCATGGGATTTGTTCTTCTTTATGCATTGGATATTATCCAGATAAATTGTTTGCGAGAGAAAACTAAGACATATCCTTGGCGATTCTTAAATCCGGCGCGTGTATCAGTTCTTGATATTGATGTTGATATTGAGGGTTGTCGCAGAGCACAGATATTGGAACATTTGAGAAAAGTTTATGGACAAAATAGAGTATCAAATGTAGCAACATTTAAGACAGAAAAGTCAAAGTCAGCGATTCAGACGGCGGCGCGCGGATTAGGAATTGATGTTGATGAAGCATCTTATATCTCAAATTTGATCCCAAGTGAGCGTGGTGCGGTATATACATTAAGTCAGACATATTATGGTGATGAAGAAAATGGAATTGCGCCAACTCAATCATTTGTAAATGAAGTCAATAAGTATCCACAGTTGTGGGAAGTAGCACAAAAGATTGAAGGATTAATTTGCGGTCAAGGTATTCATGCGGGCGGTGTAGTTTTCACAGATGAAGATTTCACAGAGTCAAGCGCATTGATGCGGGCGCCCGATGGTACGATCATTACACAATTTGAGTTACATGACCTTGAAGATGTATCAATGATTAAGATGGACTTGTTGAGTGTTGAAGCAGCAGATAAAATTCATACTTGTCTTGATTTATTGGTAGAACAAGGTTATATTAAAAAGTATCCAACATTGCGTGAAACATATGAGAACGCAATTGGAGTATATAAAATAAATCGTGATGATGAGAAAATGTGGGATATGGTTCAGAATCACGAAATAGTATCTTTGTTTCAGATGGAACAACAGAGCGGTGTTCGCGGCATTGCGTTGACGCATCCGCGGAGCGTTGACGAATTAGCAGTTCTCAACTCTGTTATCCGTTTGATGGCAACAGAGAAAGGCGCAGAATCTCCTCTTGATAAGTATGCAAGATTTAGAAGCGATCCAACCGCATGGGATAGGGAAATGCGGCTAATGGGTCTAACAGATAAAGATAGAGAGATTATGCACAGAGAATTAGACATCTCTGATGGTATGTCCATCACACAGGAACAGTTCATGCAGCTAGTTCAGTTACCAGAATGCGGCGGTTGGGATCTTCAGTGGGCAGATAAACTGAGAAAGTCCATCGCAAAAAAGAATCCTAAAGAATATGATGCATTAACAAAGCAGTTCTTTGATAATGTAAAAGAAAAAGGATTAAATGAAAAGTTCTGTAATTATGTGTGGAATATAGAGATTGCACTAAGCCGCGGATATGGATTTAATGCGGCACATACATATTCCTATTCAATGATAGCACTTCAGGAAATGAATCTAGCAAGATTCTATCCGATTATCTTCTGGAATACAGCAAACTTGATTGTAGATAGTGGTGGTATTCAAACTGAGGAAGTTGAAGATGAGGATGAAGGTTTGGATGTTGAGCCGGAGGCTGAGGAAGATGATGAAGAGGAAGAAGAATGGGAAGAAGAAAATGAGGTAACCGAGGGTGAAAAAGAAGATAAGAAAAAAGAAAAGACAAAAACAGTTGATTATGGAAAAGTCGCAGCCGCAATTGGAAGATTCAACACCTACGGTATTAAGGTTGCGCCTCCCAACATCAATGACTCATCTTATACTTTTACCCCAGTCGTTGAGAGAAATGAAATCTTGTATGGATTGCGAGGAATTACTCGTTTGTCAACTTCTACGATCAGGGAAATTATGGAAATGCGACCGTTTGATTCGTTGGAGGATTTCCTCGAAAGAGTCAAAGTAAATAAGATTCAGATGACGAACTTAATAAAGTGCGGCGCATTTGATGAAATGATGGGAATCCCGCGTGAAGATATAATGGCACATTATATTGATTTGGTCGCGGATAAGAAACAAAGATTAACATTACAGAATATGCAAATGTTAATCAATTATAATCTGATTCCAGAAGAAATGAACTTTAGTAAGAAAGTATTCCTCTTCAATAAGTTCTTAAAGCAGCAGAAAAAAGTTGAGTATTATCAGTTGAACGATAAGGCAATTGACTTTATAGCAGATAACTTTAGTGTAGATATTTTAAGAAATGGAACTGAATTATCCGCGACGAAGTGGGAACTTTTCTATCAGCGTGCGATGAATCCAATGAGAATGTATATCAAAGCACATAAAGATGAAATGCTAAAGGCATTAAATGATGCGTTATATAAGGAAGTATTCGATAAGTATGCGCTTGGGTCAGTATCTCATTGGGAAATGGAGGCAGTTAGCTTCTATAGTCATCCACATGAATTAGCGGAATCTCAGTATTTATATGATGATTTCTTCAAACTATCCGAAGAACCAGAAGTAGATTATAGCTTCATTGGTAAGGATGGTAATGAAGTTAGAATATATGCGTTAAAACGTATTATTGGTACAGTAATTGATAAGAGTAAGATGAAGAACACAGTAACATTATTAACACCAAGCGGTGTTGTTAATGTGAAGATTTATAAGAATCAGTACGCAGGTTATGACAAACAGCTATCTGAGAAAGGCGCGGATGGTAAGAAACATGTTAAGGAAAAGAGCTGGTTCAGTCGCGGAACACTTCTAATGGTACAGGGAATCCGCAGAGGACAAGACTTTATCCCGAAAAAGCGCAAAGATAGTTTCTATCCGATTATCTCTAAAATAACAGGAATACATGAGGATGGAACATTAGAGTTCCAGACTGAACGGGCGGTAATTGAAGAATGATCGGCCTCGTAGATCTACAACTACAGAGTTGGGATAAACCCCAACTCTGTCCTCCTAATTTAGAGATAATGAAACTTGCTACTTACTATCAAGCTGAAGAAAATAAATTCTGCCGCCTCATAAATCTTAATGAAACAGAGTTTGGCGGCTATGAAAAAATATATGTCTTTAGCGAATCAAAAGATTATATAACTGTACCAGAAGCATTAAAGCGTGCGACCAATGTAGTATATGGTGGCACAGCCTTTACAAATGGAGTTTATGTTCCATTTGAAAATAAACTTATAGACTATACTCTCGCGCGCACGCGCATATATGCGAATTTCTTAAAAGAAAGACGCGCGGCTGGATTAGATGATAAAGAAATTGAACGTTTATTGGATAATTCCTATTATAGATGGCACGCTGGAAAAGAAGTTCTTCCACTTCCATCAATACAAAAGCGTAGACGCTTATATGTATATGATATAGATTTCTTTCAAGAAGGCTGGCGTGATATTATGAATAAAATGATCGAAAGAAAACCAACCTCAATTCACTTTATTCATCCAATGCGTTATCGTAAGATCTCAGATTTCTTAGAAGTGCGCGAAAACTCTTTGGTAGCAAAGGCACGAGATGCTTATCTAGATTTAAACATTCCATTAAATGAAACACCAATTCTTATGAAACATTATAAGAATAGATTACTTGCAGTAGTCAATCAGAATTCCCAAGTCTTCTTACCACTTGGCGGTTCTTTTCACTATCAATCAGACTATTTACGAGATATAGTTTATAAACTTAACTTATTGTATGTATTTTGGAGTAGTAACATCCCGGTTAAAATTAAGTATGAAGAACCAACACTCGGATGTTACAATCCGATACCTGATATATCCAAGTTAATATCAACTTGGTCACAAGGCGAAACATGTAATTATAAAAGTATTATAGAAAGGATACCGAAAGATAAAAAAATGACTGAAATTCGCCCCGAGCGCGAGCAGCTTAGAGTAATACTAGATAGATATCCTTCTTCAGAAACTTTATTTCGCCAAACAACAGAAACAGCTAAAAAAGGAGGTTTTTGGATACATGGATATTAATAGTATTAAAGTAAAATATGAGGCTTTAAATAAAGAATTAAAACAGGCGCTTGCGCGCATGGAAAAAACAGATCGAGTATTTGTTATTAGAGATGCTATTAAAGATTTACAACAATTATGTCCACATAGCAATGGCAATTATGATTTTTCTGATACAGATGAATGCCCTTACTGTGGAAAACACTTTAAGGGGTGAATCATATGGAGTTACAGATTAAAAAAAGAACCGGAGAACTGGTTCCGTTTGATAAAGAGAAAATTATTAAAGCTATTTATAAAGCCTATTTTGAAGTATATCCACATGATGAGGAAGTACCAAAATACGCGACTCTGATTGCTGACGCAGTAGAGTCGGTAGCAGAAGAATGTGAATATATTCTTGGTGTTGAAGATATTCAAGAATTGGTTGAAGATTATTTAACTGATTATGATAGAACAGTTGGTAAAGCATATATTAAATATAGATATAAACATGGTATTATGCGTGCGAACTCTACAGAATTTATTCGGGCTATTTCCGAGAAATTACGGGCTTCCAATGTCCAGAATCAAAATGCTAACATAGATGAACATTCATTTGGCGGCCGCGTAGGGGAAGCTTCAGATGAAATGATGAAGCAATATGCATTAGACTTTATTGTATCTCCAATGGCTAAAGCCAATCATCTAAATAATGAAATTTATATTCATGACTTAAGTGCTTATGCCGTTGGTATGCACAACTGCTTGAGTATTCCATTTGATGACTTACTTGCTAATGGATTTAATACAAGGCAGACAGATGTGCGTCCAGCTAATTCAATTAATACTGCTTTCCAATTAGTAGCGGTTATCTTCCAACTTCAAAGTTTAATGCAGTTCGGCGGCGTTAGTGCCACCCATTTGGATTGGACTATGGTGCCTTATGTTAGAAAGAGTTTTTATAAACATTATCGCGATGGATTAGATTATTTAGAGGATGATATAAACTATTGGAATAATTATATCATGTCTAAATTATCCATTGATGATGAACACTTTAAAGCAAAAGAAAAAGTATATAAGTATGCTATGGATATGACTCAACGCGAGCTTCAACAAGCGGTTGAGGGTATGTATCATAACTTAAATACACTTCAATCTCGCAGCGGTAATCAGCTAAGAAAGTTGGCTGGCTAAAGAGAAATCTTTAGAAAGAATCCGGGCAAAATCGGTGAAATCTAAGTTGTTGATTTTAGTAAAATAAAATAAAAAAATTATTTTACAAGAATAAATTATAATAGATAAATTGTGGCATAAGCACTCATAATATGAGGTGATGAATATGCCAAGAAAAATTATTGATGATAAATTGAAGCAAGAAATTATTGATTTTTATAAATCAAAACCAATGAGTTTAAAAGAAGTTGGTATAAAGTTTGAATTAAGTCCTCCAACAGTTATTAAAATCTTAAAAGATATTCCAAAATATCCTAAAGCAAAAATAAATAATCCTAATTTAATAGAAGATTTCTTCAGAGAAATTAATACTGAAGAGAAAGCATATTTCTTAGGTTTAATTATTAGTGATGGTAATGTTTTTAAAGATGAAACTAGCGGACGGCAAGCTTCCATATCAATTACACTAGATTTAAATGATGAATATATGTTAAATGCTTTTAAACAAGTATTACAGGCAAATACAACAGTTGGTAAAGATGGTCGCGGATGCGGAACATTAGCAGTGCGTAGTAATATAATGGCACAAGATTTAGCGCAATATGGCGTCGTACCAAGAAAATCTTATATTACATATTTACCAGCTAATATAAATAAACAATATATGCCTCATTTAATTCGCGGTATTTTAGATGGTGATGGGAATATACAAGCTAAACTTAATAAAGATAATAGATTTTTACATAGTATTAGTTTTTGTGGTTCTCATAAACTAATGGAGGATATTTCAAATTATTGCACTGAAGAACTTCAATTAAATATAAAACCACAAGTATATGATTATCAAGATAGGGAATTAAGTGAAATTAAAATACAAAATATTCACGATATTCAATTATTTGGCAATTGGATTTATAATAATGCTACAATTTATCTTAAAAGAAAATATGAAACATATTTAGCTTTTAAACAACATTATAATTTAGATTAACAATATGATAATACCGAGCTAACTAATTAAATTACGAAAGGTTAATTAGTAGTGTAACGCGTAGGTGGTGAATAAATATAATCCACCCAAGAGTGTCCGCTCTTAACGGGTAAAGCCGAAGATGAAAATGTACGCTGAGCTTATAGGAAACTATAAGAACTATAGGATAAAAAGCCTATAGGATAACAAAACTGACCTTTTACCTCTATCAACTATGGAACTTGCACACTACCAGAAGGTCGTATGGTAACTAAAGCATTACTTGAAGGTTCTATTAAGGGCGTAGGTAAATTCCATAAAACTCCTATTTTCCCATGTGGTATTTTCCAATGTATGAAAGGCGTTAATCGCGCGCCTGAAGATCCTAATTATGATTTATTCCGTCTTGCGCTTGAGTCAACTGCGCGCAGAATTTATCCCAATTATGCCAATGTAGATTGGTCTAATGCGGCTGGATATGATATAAACGACCCTCGTACCTACTTCAGTACAATGGGATGTCGTACAGCGAACCTCGGAGATATAAATGCTGAGCCAGGCACTAATCCTCAGATGAAGGATGGCCGCGGTAATATCTGTCCTGTAACAATTATCCTGCCAACTCTTGCTATGGAAGCAACTGATATGGCATATGCGGCTTATCCAGATACTGACGTGGTCGATAGTTTTATGTTCCTATTAGATAGAAAGATTCAAGAAGCAAAGGATATGCTACTTGAGCGTTTTGAACATATCTGCTCCCAATCTCCAGAATCAGCTAAATTTATGTATGAAAACCATACAATGCTTGGCTATCATCCAGAAGAAGGGATTCGTTCAGCACTCAAACATGGCACATTGGTAATCGGTCAATTAGGTTTAGCAGAAACCTTACAAATTTTAATTGGCTGTGATCATACCACTGAAAAGGGTATGGCGCTAGCAAAGAAAATTGAGCAACTATTCAAAACACGTTGTGCTGAATTTAAGAAACAATATAGCTTAAACTTTGGTGTGTACTATACACCAGCGGAAAATCTTTGTTATACTGCTATGAAGAAGTTTAAAGCAAAATATGGCGAAATCCCTCGCGTATCTGATCATGAATACTTCACCAATAGTATGCACGTACCAGTTTGGCACGAAATTTCAGTATTTGATAAAATTGATATTGAAAGCCAATTAACAGGATATTCTAGCGCTGGATGTATCACTTATGTAGAAGTTCCAAGCGGAGTTAAGAATAATATAGATGCGCTTGAAACAATAGTAAATTATGCGATGGATAAAGACGTGCCATATTTCGCAATTAATACTCCCATAGATAACTGTCTAGACTGTGGATATCAAGATGAAATGAATGATACCTGTCCACAATGTGGCGGGCACAATATACAGCATCTTCGTAGAGTAACCGGGTATTTGACTGGAGACTATAAAACTGCATTTAACTGGGGCAAGCAGAAAGAAACCGAAGATAGAACAAGGCACGTACACTAATATGAGTAAAATTGCTGGTATCTATTGGGATGATACCGCGGCGGCGCCCGGTATCTCCCTCTCAGTTTATTTCTCAGGGTGCCACTTCCATTGCCCCGGATGTCATAACCCTGAGGCGCAAAGTTTTGATTATGGTGAAGAATATACAACCGATATTCGTCAAGAAATAATGGAGAAACTAAAGAAAAATGGAGTAATGAGAACATTATGCATTCTTGGTGGCGAACCGTTATGTCCGGAAAATATTGGTGACGTACTTAACTTAATTGGATGGTGTAAGAATGATTATCCAGACTTAAAAATATATGTATGGACTGGATATACAATTGAAGAACTCGAAGCGCGCGATGATGCAGATGTAATGGCAGTATTACGAAATATCACCTGTTTAATTGAAGGCAGATATATACAAGAGCTACGAGATACAACATTACCACTTCGTGGTTCTTCAAATCAACGTATTATAATGATGGAGGATTATTTAAATGGCCGTTAAATTATCAAGAGCAATATTCGCGGGTTTAGCGATTGGTTTGGGAGGTTGGGCGTACCTTATGGCGCCCAACCCCATTATCGGAGCAATTATATTTGCTTGTGGATTACTTACAGTAAGACTTTATGGATTACATCTATTTACTGGTAAAGTTCAGTATATGATGACTAAAGAAAATCCTTGGTACTACTATCCATTAGTATTATTATGTAATTTCTTTGGAATAATGATAGTAGCAACTATGTCGATAACAATGGTTCATGAAGCCGCCATTCCTATTGCAACAGCTAAGGCCGCGCAAACATGGTACATGGCATATGCTAGGGGTATAGGTTGCGGCATGTTAATGTCACTCGCAACATATCAAAAAACTCCATTATGGGTTACTGTAATGGCAGTTGCTACATTTATTCTTGCTGGATTTAACCATTGTATTGCTGATTTTTATTATATGCTTACAGGTGGAATATTCAGTTGGAATTTACTTCTAACTATTCTTGGAAATATTATTGGTGGATTATTTTTAAGCCCACAAAGATTAAAGACTAACACTTGACATTTTTCAAAAAATCTGTTATAATAAGGTATCAAGAAAAATAGTGGTGATAAAATGATATACGCTATAATCGGATGCCTTATTATAATAGGATTTTTAGGATATAAACTCTATCAAAAATAGACGCTTGATACTAAAGAGCGTGATAGATTAAAAGATGAAGTTAAAGATTTACGAAACCTGCGTCAATATGCCGAAGAAGATTTAAGACTAGCTAAAGAAAAGACAGACCATGAAAAAGTTAAACTTGAGGAATGGAAAAAAGAACTTTAGTCAGTATAGATTGCTTATAGCGATTTAGTTGAGAACCGAATGACAATGCTTGAGGAATTTATAGAAGAATAGCGGCAAAAGCGTCAAGAAGATTTAGATAATGAATTAAAAAATAAAAAAGAATTGTATAATAAACTTGCTGAAGAAGCTAAACAAAAATGCGAAAAAGATAGTGAATTATATAAGCAAACATTTGAAACATTATATAATGAACTATTATGCTAGTTATAGGAAGCAACAGAGCAAGCAGACTTTCAAAAATAGAAATATGAAAGTTTATTGGCGCCAATTCGCTAGTATGAGATGGAAAAGCAACAAAAATTATATTATACAATATAGCTGCCTGAAGAATATCGAGAGGATATTGAATTCTTACTTACTACAGTTGCCACGAAGGTGCAACATCCAGACATAATTTCAAAATTAGTTTGGGCAGAATATGTTAAACCTAATCTTGATAACACATTTAAGCGTATCGAAATTAAGGCTGAACCAGGAATTTACAAACTAACAAGTTTAGAAAATGGTATGTCCTATATTGGTAAGAGTACCAACGTAAAAAATCGTATACAAGACCACTTCAAATCAAGTATTGGAATTAAGAGTATTGCCGATTAGGCCGTACATCATGCAATACTTAAAGAAGGATTCTGGAACTGGTCAATTGAAGTAATAACTTATGCAGATAAAGATAAATTAAATGAACTTGAAAAATACTACATCGAGTTCTTTAAGACATAGGAGTTCGGTTACAACAAGAACTCCGGCGGTGGAGGATAATATGTCAGAAATTAATGAAGTAAAAGAACCTACAACTGAAATAACTGAAACTCCTACAAAAGAGGAATTAATTAAACGGTATGCTGATATTCAGAAGATTACTGAAAAAGAAGCGAGCGAGCAAGTTGGTGCGGATACAATAGAGGAAGTATTAAAGAATATTGAAAATAAAACTCTTGAAAAAATCCGCGCCACTCAGCCACCAATGAATCGGGCGCAACGACGCGCTTTAAAAAAGAAAGTCGGTGCGAAAAAGTATGCTGAAATGATGGCTGATAGTGGTAATGTGGTTGAGACAGTAGCCGAAACCGCGAAGAAACTTAACTATATAGACTTAATTCAAAAATTAAGAAAATTAAATGAGGAGAAAGAGAAAAATGGCGAGACAATTATTGAAGACGACTGATGTATGGCTGGTTGATACTGAAGAAACCGCTATGGACATGATTGAAGAGGCAAAGGAGAAGCAGAATGAGGGTGGTTATACTGTAACTAAATCCGGATATACTGCGAAGCCAAAGAAAATCAAAGGTGAAATCGACCATATTGAATATAAGGTTACCATTGAAAAAACTTTTGATTAAGAGGTGTTTTAAATGAATGAATTACAACAGCTAGTAGACTCTCTAAAGAGTCTAACCGATATGAAAGAAGAAGATTTAACTGAAGATGTTATGAAGCTTATGCTTGATAATATTGAAGCACAATATAGTTCTGAAATAGTTAATCAATCTATTAATCAGGTAATTAAAAATTGTGAAGATCAAGAATTAACCAAAGAAGAAGCTACAATCGCAATTAATTCTCTTATAGAAACCATGAAAGAAATGATTTATGGAGAAGAGCAATTAACGGGCAATAAAAAAGTTATTGTTGATACAATAATGAGTAAAACATTTGATATTTTCAATACAGCTATTGAAAAATATCATTCATATGCTATTGAGCTTCCAATGACAGTTGATACCGCTGCTGGCGCAAAAGCTCCAACCTATGCTCATGAAACTGACGCAGCTGCGGACCTATATGCTCCTGCCGATCAGACAATTCCAGCCCATTCCTATGGAAATATGATTAAGACTGGAGTTAAGATTCAACTACCAGAAGGTTGGCAAGCATTAATTCTTCCTCGTTCTAGCATTGGTACAAAAACTCCATTACGTTTAAGCAATAGCGTAGGCTTAATTGATAGTGGTTATCGTGGAGAACTAGGCGTACTGTATGATAATACATCAGATAATGATTATCAAGTAACCGCTGGAGATAGAATTGCTCAGCTACTAGTAATGCCAAGTTATAGATTTAAAGCAAAGGTTGTAGATATCCTTGCTGATTCAGACCGTGGAGAAGGCGGGTTTGGCGCCAGTGGTAAGTGATGGGAACCATCAATATATATGCTGTAAAAAATGCGTTAGAAGCTGAAGGTTGGTAGTTGGTAAGTGAGGTTTATAAAAATCTCAAAACTCCATTAAATATGAAATGTCCCGCTGGTCATGTGTAGTCACAAACATTTGACCAATGGCGTAAACATAAAATATGTGATGCCTGTATGGCAGGTGATCCATATAAAGTCAAAAAAAATAAAGTACCCACAAAGGGCACAGATACACATCGTATTCTCGCGCTTGATGCAGCTACAAGTATAACAGGTTATTCAATATATGATGACAAAGTACTTGTAAGTTTTGGAACTTTTAAAACTAATTCTAGTTATGAAGCGACTCAGCGCATTAATTAGGTGAAGAGTTGGTTAAAAGCCGCAATTAGAGCGTGGGAGCCAGATTTTATAGGAATTGAAAATATTCAATTATAGAAATATGGCGCAAAAGCAACCGATGTTCAAGTAAAAACATTTTAGACTTTAGCTAATCTGTAGGGTGTATTATTAGATACGGTGTTTGAAGCGGGAATACAACATGATTTAGTATATCCTAGTGAATGGCGCTCATATTGCGGTATTAATGATGGCGAACAAGATCGTGGTGCAAAAAAGAAACAAGCACAAGCAAAAGCTAAAGTTTGGTATGATATGGATTGTACTGAAGATGAAGCAGATGCAATCTGTATTGGTAAATATTTTTGTGGAAAACAAAAATCGAATAAAATCACATGGGGTGAAGATATATGATTACAGTAAAAATCGCTGATCTACTCAATAGTACTGAAATACTACAGAAATTATCACAGAAAGAATTTAAAGCTAAATTAGCATGGTCCATTACAAGGTTACTAAAGGCGGCCGAAGTGGAAATTCAAGCCTTTAATGAAACTCGTATGAATCTAATTAAAAAGTGCGGTGAAAAGGATGAAAATGGTGAATTAGTTACTGACGAAAATGGTAACTGCAAAATTGAACCAGATAGTATTGAATCCTTTAGTAAGGAATTAAATGACTTAATTGAAACAGAAGTTGAAATTAATGCTCACAAGATTCCAATTAGTTTATTAGAAGATGTTAATTTTACTCCAACAGAAATGGCTGCACTTGAACCGTTTATTGATATGGATGAAGAATAAAAAAATATGCCCAGGCATTACGCCTGGGCTTATTTTTTTTAACTATTTCTTGGATAATAATAAACTGTACAAGGAACACGTTTCGTTGTAGAGGGACACTCTCCAATAATTCGTAAATCTGAAAAAGAACAACCAGCTACATCAGCTGCGGCGCCACCCACGCGTAAAACAAAATAAATAGTCTACCCATCACCAAATAAATTTGTATCACATGTCACCGCACCACTAACTTTCTATGGAGTAGAAGTAAAGAATGCACCAGGAGTAAAAGTAATAGTTATTTTATTATTATTACTCTACACCTCTTCATATGTAGACATAGCAGTATTACTTAAATATAATGCGCAGTCACTATTCTACATTGATGTAGGAGTTGAAATTTCACAAGTAAAGCTATATGTATAGTTAATATTATCTATTGTAGCAAAAGATTGCTATGATGTAAAACTGCCTGGAAAAATAAACGCCCTTCCTGTATTACTATCATAATAATTTCCTGCTGTATAAGAAATATATGCATCGTAATAAGGTTTAATTAATACCCAGTCATTTGTAGCACTTGACATATGACTTTCTGCGCCCGCAATTGTATAGCTCCAATGTTCAGGGTCACTGCTCATAACAACAATATCTTCGCGGCTCCATTCTTGCTATCCATTAATCCATATATGTTTACCATTTAATACTATACCATTATTATCTATTCGTAGATATGGTGTAGCTAAACCCTAAGCTGAATTAGCAGAAGGAACAACAATACCATTATCTGCTCCTATTAACAATCCTGTAGTAGAAGTTAATGTAACAAAAGCCTGCTGTGTATCATTCCAATTACCATTATAACTTAATCCATCCACACCAAAAGATACTCCAGTAGTATCAATGCCACTCCATGGAATTGTAACACCGGTTCCTAAAGTAAAGGATGTTGCGGTGATACTACCCTTGATGATTAAACCATTTGAAGTATATTCTAATTGTGGATCTGCTGTAGTCCCAAGACGTAGATATGCTGCTCCAGATGAAGGATTAGAATTAATTAACAAATTAGTAGTATTAACTTCAAAGTTTCCGCCACTGGCAATTGCAATTCCACTATTATCTATTACTATTGCGGTCGCGGTATTAGAAGAATTAACTATATGAATGCCACCACTAGACCCAATTAACATTGGTTTAGTTTGAGAATTACCCAAGATTAATCCATAAGAAGTGCTATTATAAATTGGGTAACCATTAGCATCATATGTAATTCCATTAACGGTTTGGTTTGCATTATTAGCATTTAAACCTAATAAGCCATATGCGGTAATTGGAGCCATTGCTGTTGTAATGGCTGTTGCTGATGCTGCTGCGCCAGAAACAGTAGTATTATTACTAATT